ATACGCGACAAGCAACCCAAATGCAATTACTAAAGCACCTATCCCCGTTGCTATTATCGCAGTCTTAGTAGTTTTAAGTCCCGATATAAAAACCTTTAACCCCATAGCGGCTCTCTTTAGACCAGAGAAAGCCCCCGCAGTCATCGTGTCTAATGTACCCGTAAGAGCTGTAACTAGCCCCCCCGTTACGGTTGCAGAACTACCGAGCTTCTTTGTGGCAGTTCCTACCTTTGTAATATCCGCAGCCGCCGTTGACGCGCCCTTTATAACTACCCCGACTTCAATTTTTTCAGCCATTTTTTCTCGCTTTTATTCCTTGTAAAACTTTTCTCCAAAACCCCTTGAATCCCGTGTACTGATAGAACCCGTATAGTATAAGGCTGTAGTTGTCTTTTATTATCTCCCTATTTTGGGCTAACTTCAAAGTGTAGGGTAGGGATTTCCCTACGTTGTTTATGTATTTAATCATTAGTCTTGTTCTAAAAAGTCTCCGTTTTCCGTTTCTATGTATCCCATATTTTCTTGAAGAATTAAATCTGAGTTAAAAGAGGTATGTGCGGATAAATCTACAAATGTTGCAGAAACATCCAAGTGCCACGCTACGACAGTATCAACAGTTCCCGTTAGTAATATAGCTACCCCAAAAGCAGAATTTGGATTAAAGCCTGGGCGTCCTTTGGCAGAAGCTACGTTTACCGTTCGCGTTCCTACATCCGCATCGTCTTGTGCAAAATCTGTTTGTTCACTTCCCGAAGTGGTAATCACTCCCGCGATATTCTTTGCCACAAATGTCCACACCTTGAAAGACGTAGAGCCATAAGAACCCGAAGTCGTCCCTGAATCCGTTTGTATAGATAGCGACCTAATAACAAATCTACACATCATCCCTACGGGAAGGGTGAGGTTAGGGCTTTGTGTATCTTCACCGTCTGGTGTGGCAGAAGTTGGGATAGAAGAATAGCTTGTGGCATAGAATACAAACTCTTTCGCTACCGAAGGGGCAGCACTTAAAACATTCACCCCTCGGATAGAATGTTCTCCTATTATGGGATTCGTGTCTTGTACCCCTTGCTTCTTTATAGAGTTAAAACCCCCTACCCCTGTAAGGTAGCTTTTCGGTTGTACCCATTCCAAATTCGGGTTTCCGTTGGTGGGTGTTGTTCCACCCCCACCGCCTCCCCCAGTATTCCAAAGGCATGCGTGACCATCCCAATACAACCCACTATCTTCACAGCACGTTTGGTTTCCCAAAGAAGTCGTACCATCTAAAGGGTTTGTAAAAGTTACATTCCCATTTGATTGATATGACGTTACGTTTAAATCACATTCTTGGGAAGGGTCGGGTAACAATAACGAAGCTACCTTTTCCACTTTCTTTAGTAGTTGAACCTTGGAAGGTACACCCGAAAAAGGTGGGTAGTTGCTAATCTTTAAAACACGATACGAAACGTTCTCAATTTGTATTTCGTCATTAAAACGAAAAGCGTATATATCCGATGGAGTAAGCATTATACTACACTCAAATAGACGCGCTTCGTCTGAGTAGATAGAGAGTAGGAACTGTTGATAGTACCGCGAAAAATACCCTTGGTTGCTTGGTTCAGTTCCAAATACGGGTCCGTAGAAAGAAGGTAAGACGGCAAACTGCCAGAGTAACATGGGGGAGTCTATTACCATTGGATTCCCCTCATTATAAAACGGGAGGCAAAGTGGGTAATATGTAGAGTTTAAATCACCTATGTAAAAAGACTTGTTCCCCCCTAAAGTTTTCAACCCGTTATGGTAGAATAGTTTTGGGGAAGCATCCGAAACTGGACCTTCGGTATCGGGGGAATACTCTCTCGCTATTAAGAAATCGTTCACATCGCTGATAGAAGAATCGTTAGAGTGGGGGATATTTTGTACATTAAAGGGCGCGAATATAGGTTTATTTTCTAACGTTCCGTTTACAAAATCCCCTCCTATCTCTTGCTTATATTCCCCTATTACATGACCTAAAAACTCTTGCTGTTTAGTGTTTATGTTAGTTGTATCCTCTGCATCGTGATAATGTATTAGCTTTTTCTTTAAGCTATCCGTACTTGTGATATCACGGTTTTGTGAGAGGTCTAACTTCTGAGTCCAATCTTTATGCGTACCCGCGTCTAAATAATCTTGCCAAGGTTGGATGGTCAACCGCATAGGGTTGTCTGGGTCACACACTACACACAAATTAAAACGCTCTACAATGTCGCGTATGAAATCAGTCTGTAACATGTCAGGCATATTGTAGGGAATACTTGCGTATCCTAATACCATATTGCTCGCCTGAACGATAAAGTATGTGCCTTCGGATAGGAGTTTTAATGTACCCCCCGTTCCTGACACGTTTACCACCACATACATTTGAAGGTTTGACCCCAAGGGAAGAAACCCTCCCCAATTAAGGGAGACGGTAGTTATAATAGAAGCAGTACCTGACGCACCTGGTAACTCTTGAGAAAATTCATCCCAGATACCCTCGCCATTAATTCCACCTATCACTATTACCTTTACCTCAGCTCCTTCACCCGTTATACAGTTGGAGCTGTCAAAAGTTGCATGAGCTTGGCCATAATAATAACCATCCCCTGGGGCTACAAATGCGTGTGTAATAGTATCGTAGTTACCGCCTTCATCATAAAAATTAGAAGGGTTAGGGGGAGTTCCATATCCAACACCTGAGTCCTTGTTCAAAGGAAGTAAAATGGCGCCCGAACCCGGATTCGTTCCGGCACTTGTCCACGTTTGTATAATTGCGGCATCGTTTCTTCCCGCCAAAACCCCTTGCACCCCCCTAGTAGCTAAAACCTCCCTATCTGAAGCGAGAGTCATAAATAACTTAGTGAAGGCTTCGGTGTCTAAGAAGGTGCTTGATGTGGCATCTATAGAATATCCCGCTTTGTTAATTATCTTCTCAAATAAGTGCCTAACGTTAAAAGATGGTTTTAGATTGTAGGGGAGAAGGTAATTGGGTAAAGCCAACCCACCCTCCCCAGTAGCATCGGAACGGTAATGGATGAAGTTATATGGAGGTGTATGCCCGTAATCTATAATCGGAAACATAACTATCCCCGCCCCTTCCGTTCCTTCTGTTACGTCTTGGGTTAAATCAAAAGAACTCTTGATGTTTTCGTCCGAAATAAGGACATCATAGCCTTGCGCTATATTACCCGAAGAATCTTTAAAGGCATCTATGAGCCTCAAGTCTGCAATATCCTGAAAGAGATTTGCTTCCAACCCAAACACCACCACCTCGTATTCTTCTTCTTTTAGATAAACCTTTTTTAATTGAAGCGACCCCTGAATAATCGGTACTCCGTCCATACGTATTTCACAATAGGCTTTGCGGTGGATATCGTATGTTGGAACTTGTGCGTTGTTTACCGCTTGGGTATCTATATTAATATCGTAATAGTGTCCGAAGAACTCCGAGTTAGCATTAGAAAAAGGTAAACGAAAGGTTTGGGTAAAAGGACTGAAACGCCCCATAACATCATCTCCTTTCCCTACTTGATACGTTAAAGAAACCGCGCCTGGGTTCGATATGTCTAACATGTATGAATCCCCTACCGCGTCATTAGCGGCTTGTGGGGTTTGTGCATAAGCTATTAATTCTATCATCCTTGGTATGTTCCACCTTTAGTAGTCGGGCGTTCTTTTGCGTATGTGAATTTTATCTGGTAGATGAAAGGCGAGCGTTCGTTTACGTTCTTCTTTTGTATAAAGCTAGTGTCTGAAATTACGATGGGAGTAACCGAAGCACCATTAGCTTCCAGAAGAAACACGTTGGGGGAGAGATAAAGAGTTTCTAATAAGTTAACTTCGTCTTGATTAAAGAGGTCGCTGTTTGCTGTTATTTCTTGTCTAGCAGACACTTTAGATATTCGAGTGCCTCCTTGGTCTCCGCGGAAGTTAAAGTCTTGGTTTGCGTCTGCGTTATCCCAATTCCCCGCTACTTGGTCGAAGGTCTTTCTTTCTATGCTTCCCGTTGTTCTTTGGTGTACTAAACTGAACGCTTGATAATCCCAACACCCAAAAGAGTTTTGCCAAGCTAAAGTAACAAAGTTATAGTCGGTATCCCCATACGTACAATCTGAATCTACTACGGTATATTGATAACAACACGAAGCCATATTTCCCGAAGTGCCATTACTCGGTACTGTAGTAGAATCGTTCATAAAAATCACTTCATAGTGTGCAACCGTTCCCGCTACAAAGTAAGCTGCAAAAGTGTTTATCGTTGTTTGTGTTTTTAAGTTGTAAGGACCTACACCTATGTATTGTAATCTTCCCGCATCGGTACTCACAGAACCTGGAGCTACACCCCCCGAAGTGGAGGCGGTAATATGTCCAGAGTCTAAGAGAACATCGCTAGAATTGTATAGACCCACCCATGCACTAACGGCTTCCGATGCTTGAGGGGCTGCCCCATCCATCCCCAACCCCAAAGTCCTTACTTCGTTAGGTGTTACGTCTTGATGGACAACATCAATAAGTGAAGCTGTTTTACTTATAAAAGTAGAATCTATCTGTCTATCACTAAAGACTTGTCTTATGTGTCCATTTGGAATGTATTGATTAATCCAGCTTTCTTCGTTTAAAAAATCAGGGATTCCCATATCCCAAGTTCGAGTTCTTCTTAACCCCGCCGACATAATGCACGAAATAAAATTACCAGTTAATTCATCAAGGTATTCGGTTGGGTTGGTGGTAGCAGAAGTGGCATATTCTTGTCCGAACTTCATCTCTACCTTTCGGTAGTTTTGTCCGTTGTTTACCCCCCAAGACTTCCCCGCTACATTAGAACCTAATTTATGTATCGTTTTAGTGAATACTTCTGAAGTTACTGAGTTTTGGTCGGCCTTAGTTACTGCCATCCAATCTTGGATAAGTTTATCCACACGGATAACTCCCGCCCCTTGTGCGTTTGGGTACACCTTCACCCTAGAAACCAAAATCCCCCCAACGTATAAATCCGCGATGTATCGAAATTTAAAATTTGCTGCGTCTGCTTGCTCGGCAGAAGTTAGCACATACATCAGTTGTTCAAACGCACCGTGTACATAACTTGTACTCGGTTTTTGTTGGATTGTCATTCCCATTATTTCACTTGTAAGTTTTTATTTAGTTTCAAATTAAGTCTAAGGGCCGAGGCCACATCTTCGCCCAGTGCTTGTGCCAACCATAGCAGAGCTTTAGATTTTAGGCGTTTCATGGTGTCGGAAATAAAGAAGGTAGGCTTTAGACCTCTATTCCATATTGCGTTCGAAATTGCGTACACTAAAGACTTCCTGGGTGTGAACCTACCTTGCGCATCGCGTGTGCCTTGTATGCCCTTTTGAATTACCCACTTATCTATCGCACCTCTTAGTCCTCGCGTTTTATTCGCCCCAAATTTAAAAGGCGATTCTGACTGCCGTGCAAAGATGTTTTTACTTGCCCCTTGCACTCCTTTATCTACGAACTCCCAGTAGTGAACTTGGGGTGTGATATTCACATAGTAGCCGTCAGAATCTTCTCCTACAATTACGGGCATAGAATCATACAACGCACCCGTATTAACTTTATCTTGCATACGTAAAGAGATACGTGCGTTCTTGCGCCACATCTTCCCTATCTTTTCAAGTGTCTTGTTAAGGTTCGTCATCGGGTAGGTCTTACCCCCTATTTCTATCGTAGGTTTAGCCATCAGCTATAAGGTGCTATACAAAGGTTATTAGAGTTAGACACCTCAATAGAAAACGAACCACTCCACCCAGTAAGCTCATTATCGAATCGTGCCGTAAAAGGTGTACACGTTGCGGGTAAATCAAACTTATAGTCGTTATCTACCGTTGTGTTAGAATTGGCTAAAGATTGAATAAACATATCGAGTACATCGTGAAGCAATTGTAAGGTATCCGAGTAAACTTGCGTACGGTTCTTTAGGTCGGGTAGTATCATATCCGCTACTAACAATTCAATGTCGTACGTTAAAGTTCCGTTGTCTATCGTTGCCCCCATTATCTCGCAGTATAAAATCGGGTAATCGGTTTGTCCGAGTTTCGCAATATCTACCTGGTCTAATGGTCCTGCGTGAAACGATTGAAGTATTAAGTGCTTCTCTTCTATCTCTTCTAAAAGTTCAACTATCTGCTTGTATGATTTCATCGGTACTGGTTTACGTCAGGCGCTTTGTCTTTACGACTGTTGTCTTGTTCATAGGATAAGAATGTAAAAGCCGATTCTATTTCTATCTCGGTTGCTGCTTCTATATGCAAAGGGTTTCCACCCGCAAGAAAATGAATCGTAGAGTACCATCCCCACTTCTCAGCTATGAGATTTTCCCCTCCCCCTCCGTTAAAGAGTTGGCTAAATCTTTTGTTAATATCACGCCTATAGACAAAAAAAAATTGATTGCACCCATTACAACATCCATCTTTAAGTCATCCCAGTATGTGGGATCACCGTCACCTTTGTAAGATTCTATAGAATAGAAATCCCCTGATTCGGTTTTGATAGGGCGGTACAGTATGCTAATTATGTAACCTAAGTTATCGAACAAACCTTGTGAGCAATACGTTTCTAAATCTGCAAACTCCCCTACCGTTAGCTTCGATAGGTTCGGATGAAAGCCATACCGCTTACCCTTGTAATCTAATTTATTTAACAACTTCTCATCTTGACCGTCTGCATCGTTTAAGCGGCTTATGATGGTGCTGATGCGTTCCATTTCAGGGATTGTAAGTTGGTTGGTTTCTTCTTTCGATAGGTTGCACATAATACAAATAGCCTCCACTATCCACTCGGTAGAGTTTTCATCGAGTTTTAAATCAGCTAATAGTTTGTATTGCTTTACGGTTATGTCAGCAAGGGAATCGGGGACGGTTATTTTCATTTTGCGGTTTTTAAGGTGGTATTTACGGGTTTTGCGGGGTTGCTTGGTTTTACTGGGGTTACGGGTATTTTACGGGTTTACGGGTTTTGTACGGGAATCGTACGGGTTTACGTAAAACGTGCGGGTTTACGTGTTCCCATTATGTTATGTAGTATTTGCCTGAGTAAGAAGTGCCGATGCGGTTGATACAAATATACCTGACGGCATCGATAATATGGTTGTTCTTGTCTATAGGTTTATTTAGCTGCACCCCGTCTTTATTTACTTCCCATCGGTAATTCCTAAACTCCTTTTGTGCGTTTAGTGAATCCTTCAATACGAATAGCTTGTGGCGTTTCATTATGTCGATTCCTAACCTGATACTATCAGGACCTTTCTTAGATGGCTTAACGTTGTGTCCTAATCGGTGCAGTTCTTCAATAGATTTAGGTTCGGCACTATCGCAAATAATAGGCGTTCTATCTAAGTATAATTTATCTAACTCTAAACTAATATCTCTATTCGTTAATCCCGTCTTGTAAAGGTGTTCTTGAATGTATAGTGAG